ACATTCACTCCTAGCAGTTTTGACAAAGACCGAACCCCATACAGGCGATTCGGTTTCGACTAAATCAAGTCTCTTCAGTTTGCCTAGTAATCCTCGTTTTCTTCCCACAGGCAAGGATCAACTAACCTTTGCCCGAAAGCATTGAACAACTGCCCACAATCACACGCAACATCCTCGCCTGAACCATCCGAGCAGACCTTTTTATTGCACTGGCACTTCCATTCCCGCCACAGAATTCGACCAGTATCTTGGCATTCAACGATTCTCATTATTCAAACTCCTTTGGCACGATCACATCAAACTTACGCAACAGGGCTATTGCCTTGTCAGACAGGCACATCACCCCATCATATTCATCCAAGGTGCGAACTCCGACTGGATCAATGGTGAACCACAGACCAATGTATTCAAAACCCACATCCTCGATATCCCACTCAATGAACCCAGTAGCATCATCCCTAAAATACAACTCCATGGTGGATTCGTGAGTCCCGATATCCTTCTCGCCCCAACTGCCTTCCATAATCAGAGGGCAGGTAAAGGTCTCTTTGCCGATAAAGTAGGTAGTCATAATCAATACTCCGAACTAAGCATAAGAACATTGTCGGTCAGGAAGAACTGATACTCCCCATCAGGGCAGTCAGTATGAGCAATATGCTTTTGTTTGAAAGTCCTGTAATCACCATCTTCAATACTGATATCGGCACTGCCATTGGCAACTGTCAATTTGATAGCCAAGAATGGCTCTTTCTTGAGCAGTGGAAATGCTTCAGTGGCGATAATGTCCAAGAACCAGTAAGCACCATTACCCGCATTGTCAGCGAAGTATTGAACCCCATCCGTATGAACCATATCCTTAGCAAAAAAGGGATTGGTGCGATAGTAATTCTCAGTGCCATAGAACTGGCTTAAATCTAAAGTGGTAGTCGAATCCAATTTAATCTCCTAGCAGTTAATGATTATCAGGATTGATAATCCGTAAACCCACGCAGTGCATGGGCTTACAGGTGTCAATCAGGAATTCAACCACTCTTCAAAAGTCTTCAGTGGTTTGCCATCAGTGATGGAATGACCAGTGCCATCATTAGCACAGGCTAAATAGATTTGATAGCGTTGTAATAATGTTTCCATGTAAGTCCCCTTAGAATGTTTTAACCCAAATGCGGGCAGAGTCGGCTAGATCGTAAAGATCAACCAGTAAGTAATCAACCTCAGCAGTATCGTCAGCGTATGAAAGTCCCTCAGCGATATCTTGCAGATCATCCGTAATGCTTTGACGATCAGTCCAAGACTGATTGACTTCAATGAACTGGGTAATGCGAGCAGAGGTCTTTTTAGCGAAGTCTTGAGCATCCTCGTTTTGCTCAAAGGATTCCATCAGGTCAGTGATGTCTAGCGTTTGTTTCCAGTTTGCCATTTGTATCTCCTAGCAGTTTGTCGAAGACCCCTTACGGGGTTTCGCCTATTAAAGGCTCATCAGTCCGACTCCTTTACAGGTATCAATGCTTGGTAAACCTTGGGGTAAAGTTATCACCCGCCCAAATACCAACAATGTCATGCACGAAGTCATATCTCTCACCAGTCAGCATAGAATCTAAGTCCAAATTCCCATGCTTGGCTTGATACTCGCCCAGTTTGATAGCGATCTCGATGGATACTAATCCAAGGGTATCTTGGGGAACTTTAGAGAATTGATCTAAGGCAACAAAGCGATCTACAACTTGGGTAATCTTTTCTAAGTCTTTCAATTTAATCTCCTAGCAGTTAGTCGAATGATTGTTGAATAACAATCCATAAACCCACTGGGCAGTGGGCTTATAGGTATTACTCGTCATCACACTCAGGATGGGGTTGTGGCTCACCACAATAAAAAGGATTTAATTCCCAAGTATCGTAAGGGGATAGAACCCACTGGCGATCAGCGTTATCACGACCTACAACTTCCGCATACTCTCTTACTGCTTCTTGCATTGTTGCTAACATTTGAATCTCCTTTTGTTGGTAGTCGAATCGGTGTTTAAGCACCTACCGACAATTTTGAGGGAAAATAAATAGGTTTGCAATACTTTTTTAAAAATATTTTTTAGGGCTTACTGGATAAGGGTTAGCGGGGGGCAAACCCCGCTAGGCAGTCAGTTATTCATGGTCAGTCTTGAGATTCTTAAAGGCAACCATCAGAGCATAAGCAAACCGAAGTCTTGAGACATCAGGTAAGTCATGCCACTGGGGATCATCTTGGAACATATCGTTGGATATCTCTAATGCTCTTTCTAATGCTGAAATTGTGTAGTTTGTGTTCATAAGTCCTCATGGTTTACAGGGATCAAAATTGATTCCCTTACATATAAAGACGAATGAGAATCCAAAAAGTGAGGGTATTTTGAAAATAAATTTTTAGGGCTTACTGGGCATGGGTTTGCGGGGCATGGAGTCTGGGCGAATAGACCTAAAAGCGGGCAAAGGTGCGAAGCACAACAGTCCAGTAGCAACTCCACTACTAAGAGAACATAGAGGAGATATAGGAGAGATAGAAGATAGTAGTAGCAGAATCATCCTGATTGCCCTAGAATCAGGCTATGACGATTCTCAAGAGATACCTATGAAAAGGCTAACAAGGAAAGAGATAGAGCAAGGCTTACAGGCTATGCCAGTGGATACTCTTTTACTGGGGGTTAGCACTGCCAAAGAAAAGCGACTAACCCACAAACAAATCGAATTCGCCAAGCAGGTAGCACTGGGAGAAAGCAAGGCAGGGGCTTATCGGAAGTCGCATAACAGTAAGGGAAAGCCAAGCACACAGAGCAAGAATGGGCAGGCTCTCGCAAAAAACAAGGCTATTCAAACCCAAATAGATGCGTTTAAGGTGGCACTTGAGGCACAGAAATATCAAACTCCTGCTCATTTAAGGGCGTTGGCAATCCATCGGATCACAGAAAAGGCTCTCGATCCTGCTTGCCCGCCTGCTCAACAACTCAAGGCACTGGAACTATTGGGGAAGATTACCGAGGTGGCTCTCTTTACCGAGAGACGAGAGGTAATCAAGGTCAGCGATCCCAGTGAGATGCGGGAGAAACTCATGGCGAGTATCAGACTGGCAATTGAGAACAGTCAGGCAATTGATATCGAAGCACGATCCGCAGACGATCTACTGGCAGAACTCGTAGGAACAGGCAATCAAGATGATGATGTGGCGAGAGATGATGCAGAACTAGATGATGTGGATGCAGAGACATCCTTAAAAGAGGGGGCAGACCCTTCGCAAAAGGCAGATTCGACAGACCCACTCACCCACGACCCCCAAATTTTGGCATTGGCTCGTGAGCCAGACTTGCATAGTATTCCACTCACTGAATCCCCTCCTAAATCCACTGAACCTAGGGAAAACCCTGCCTCACCATAACAGCTGTTATAGTGACACAGGGTAAACCCTAACTCTTATACAAGACCCCCCACCCCCTCATAAATATGTCAGACGATAAAAAAATTGTTCCACGTGAAACTCCCCCCGTCAGTGATTTGGGTCCCATCCTAACGCTAGACCCAGATGTATTGGAAGATCGGCTAAAGAGGTTAAGTGTCAAAGACCAAAAGAAATTATTGGATATGATTAATAAATATCAGGCAGTAATGTTAAGTAAGGACTCACATGAATGAACGAAAGATTACGGCAATACAAAAAGAGCAGCTCGTCTTAGATTATTTGGAAGAGTTATTACATAAGGATAAGGGTCGATTGTTACGGATGATGAGTTATTTGAAAGAACGAATATTGGAAGAGGAAGCAATGGCACGGGCTCAAGATGTCATTGATCGTGTTAAACATGGGTAGAAAGAAGGAGAGAGAATTGACCCCCGCACAAAAAGAGATCTTCTTAGTCATAGATGAGTTTTGGAAGAAGTATGGATTTGCTCCGAGTATTGAGGATGTGATGTATATCACTGGCGAAAAGGGGCGGGGTAATGTGAGTAGGAAGATGTGGCGCTTAGTCGAGCTTGGGATCTGTAAAGGGATTAAAGGAAAAATGAGGAGTATTCGTCCTTCATACATAAAGGTAAGAAACATTGAGTGATCAATTACAACGGTTTTTAGAGAGCCTTCCAGAAGGTGATCGGGAGAACCTGTTTGCCATGGCTGAGGATTATAAAAACTCGGTCATTCGGAAAACGGCTGAAAAGTCGTTTATGGCGTTTGTTAAACAGATGTGGCCTGGGTTTATATTGGGTAGACACCACGCTTTGATGGCTAAAAAATTTGAGGAGATTGCCGATGGTAAAGTTAGACGCCTTATTATTAATATGCCTCCTCGTCATACTAAATCTGAGTTTGCGTCATATCTTCTCCCTGCATGGTTTCTAGGCAGATATCCGCATAAGAAAGTTATTCAGTGTTCCAATACTGCCGAACTAGCGGTAGGCTTTGGACGTAAAGTTAGAAACTTAGTTGATGGAGAAACCTATGCCAAGATATTCCCAAATGTCGCTTTGCGAACTGATTCCAAGGCTGCTGGTCGTTGGGCTACTAACGCCAACGGTGATTATTTTGCTATTGGTGTGGGCGGTACCGTTACTGGTAAAGGAGCAGATTTGCTCATTATTGATGACCCCCACTCGGAACAAGAGGCAGCTTTAGCCGCCTCAGACCCAAGTGTCTACGACAAGGTCCATGAGTGGTTTACCTCTGGACCACGTCAGCGTCTCCAACCAGGAGGCTCAATCGTAATCGTGATGACCCGCTGGGGTAAACGAGATTTGACTGGCAGAGTCCTCCAGTCAATGGTTGAGCGTGACGGAGATGAATGGGAAGTGATTAATCTTCCAGCAATCATGCCCACGGGAAAACCTTTATGGCCTGAGTTCTGGTCTTTAGATGAATTAGAAAAACTAAGAAACGAACTCCCGATCTCCAAATGGTCAGCCCAGTACCAACAAGATCCTTCGGCTGAGGAAGGTGCCCTAGTCAAACGAGAATGGTGGCAAGTATGGGAGAAAGATAATCCCCCAATTTGTGACTTTATTATCCAGTCTTGGGATACCGCCTTTACAAAAAATGAACGAAGCGACTACTCGGCATGCACCACTTGGGGGGTTTTTTGTAAAGACGAAGACCCCAGTGACGTGCATATTATTCTTTTAGACGCCCTAAAAGAACGGCTAGAGTTCCCCGAATTAAAGATCCGAGCCATGGAAATGTATAAGGAATGGGAGCCAGATGCGTTTATAGTAGAGGCTAAGGCTTCGGGTGCTCCGCTAGTTTTTGAGCTACGAAGAATGGGCATCCCTGTACAAGAATTTACGCCAACCCGTGGTAATGACAAGATCACCCGTGTAAACTCTGTAGCAGACATCTTTGCATCAGGAAAAGTATGGGCGCCAAGAAAGCGCTGGGCTGAAGAAGTGATTGAGGAAATGGCAGCATTTCCCAATTCAGACCATGACGACTTGGTAGACTCCGCAACACAGGCGTTAATACGATTTAGAAAAGGCGGTTTTATCCGATTACAAACAGACGAGGAAGACGAGATCAAGTACTTCAAGTCTAGGCGAGCAGTCAGTTATTACTAAGGAACGATATGGCTATTGAAAAATCACTCTATGCATTACCACAAGGTCTTGAAGCAGCTGTGCAAGAACCAATTGAGATTGAGATTGAGGATCCAGAATCCGTCAAGATTGGTATTGATGGCTTAGAGATTGAGATTGAACCTAAAGAGGAAAGCGCAGACGACTTTGACGCCAACCTTGCCGAATACTTAAGTGACGGAACATTAACTGAAATCGCTGGCGACTTATTAGGCGATGTTGACTCCGATATTGGCGCCCGTAAAGAATGGATGCAAACCTATACAGACGGCATCGAACTCTTGGGAATGAAGATCGAAGAGCGCACTGAACCTTGGGAAGGCGCTTGCGGTGTCTATCACCCCCTTCTTTCCGAGGCCCTTGTTAAGTTCCAAGCCGAAACCGTGATGGAGACTTTGCCTCCAGCGGGACCTGTAAAGACCGTGATTATCGGCAAAGAAACCGCAGAAAAGATGGCAGCTGCGGATCGTGTTCAAAAGGACATGAACTACCAGATCACCGAAGAAATGCCAGAGTACCGTCCAGAGCACGAGAGAATGTGCTGGGGACTCGGACTCTCAGGCAACGCCTTTAAGAAAGTTTACTTTGATCCATCTTTAGATCGGCAAGTATCGCTGTTTGTTCCCGCAGAAGACTTGATCGTTCCCTATGGCGCTTCTGACCTACAGACCGCAGAGCGTGTGACCCACGTCATGCGTAAGACCGAGAATGAATTACGTAAACTTCAGGTAGCAGGATTTTATAAAGATGTAGACCTAGGAACTCCGACTACCGCTTTTGATGAGGTAGAGAAGAAGATCGCCCAGAAAATGGGCTTTCAGGCAACCTCGGACGACCGCTATAAGATCCTTGAAATCCAAGTTAACTTAGATATTGAAGGGTTTGAAGACAAAGATAAAGACGGAGAACCTACAGGAATCGCCTTACCTTATATTGTGACCATTGAAAAGGGAACGCAACAGGTATTAGCGATCCGTAGAAATTGGAGACCCGAAGATGAAACTAAGCAAAAAC